TTACGCATAATCTTCTATATATTTAAGGATTGAATCAACGTGCAACTGGATAATTTGAGCCTTTCCTTCTGGAGATAGTAGAAACTTGCAATCTGTTTCATTATCCATAAAGAAGTTTTCCGTTAAAACAGCCGGGCATGAAGTCTTTTTGAGAATGTAGAAATTATTTTCCCAATCTCCATCCCCATCCGACCAATCACCTCTAATTTTCCAAGTTCCTCCAAACATTCTATTAGCCATATCCCAGAAAACTTGCGCCAAATCATCAGCTTTTGTTTTTCCAGGACTGGTATGTATTTCCCATCCTGTACCCTTGCCAGTTCCAGAAGCGTTACAATGAATAGAAACAAGAAGCGTTTTTGTCTTACCGTATCGGGCTGCTATCTCGTTTGCTCTTCTGGCTCTTTCTGCCAAAGGTACGTCTATATTTTCCTTTACCAACAATTCGGCATCTATACCTTTTGCTCGTAATTGGTTATATACGCCTTTGGCAATTTCTCTGGCATATTCCCACTCAAATAACTGTGATCCGTCCGACCACTTCGGAGATCTTTTACCTGGTGTATTTTCTCCGTGTCCGTTGTCTAATAATACTTTCATACGTTTTTATTTTCGTTTTTTTCGCTTAAACATTTGGTTACTCCAGCCGAAGCAAACAAAGCAGTGATAGCACCTACAAAAGCCGATAATCCCATAAGATCGGTTTTGATAGACTTGTTTACGATTACTTCATAAACCAAAATAAAACCGACAATAAGCAGAAGGAAGCACCCCATTAAGGTAACGGCAACAAGAAAAAAACTCTTGCTACTGTGCCCTGATCCATTTTTGATAAGTTCTTTCAGATATTCTGTTACTCTCATAACTTGCGCTCTTTTACTTCTGGAAGGATATACTGAATGTGCATGGCTGCAAAATGAAGTTTTTTTCTGATTGCTTCCTCATCAAAATCATCAGGGATGGATTCTGTAAAATCACAGACCAAAGAACCAACCCAATCATGGGTAGTATCATGTAATTTTTGAACGATTAAAGACTGTGTTCCATTGGAGCTAAACATAGCCTTTGCACGTGTTCCATCCAAACTATCAATATCACGTATCAGCATAAGTTCATTTCGAGCCATTGAAGCCGTAAACTTTGGAAGTTCAGACATCTTAATATCTTGCCAAAAGTCACTAATACGGGCAACCCCTTTAGCGGTAACTTCATACAAGATTGTGAGATAATGATTATCTCCTAAAGGATATGGTTGTATAATATACACACGATCACATGAAAGATCATTCAACACTTTATGAATTTCACCATACACACGAGCAGAGTTTTCACTTCTGCGAGTGCTTTTTCTTTCTAATTGTCTTTCAAGTTCTTTAGCCTTAATATCAGCAAGCCGATTATGCTTTAACTGATTATACGCAAACCAGCCCGTACCCAAAGCTGTTATACACGCAAATAATGCTGCCCAATCCATATTTTATTAAGTTATTGATTAATAACTGCAAATATAATCATTATGGCGTATATATACACCAAAAGTAAAAAAATAAATGCTTCATTATTAATAATGGATATACTCTATTGAAACCCCACTCATGCTTAGAGCACTCCATCCGCATTTCTCAGCCGTTATAACATAGTAACTTATATCTTCCCATCTTATTCCATTATAAATGAAAACAGAATCATACCTTGAAATGTACACCCAATTTTTTTCAGGATTTTCTGGAGCTTGATCCAGTTTCCCTTTCCATATTATCGGGTTGTTTTCGTATGTTGGGATTTCATTCCATTGACCGAACCAATAGACATAATTTCTGTTTTTTTCAGTATTATAATACATATAACCATTTGATGGGTTTGGGATAACCTTATTTGACTGACCTTTCCAACTTAAAAGTGACGGGCTGTATGCCCCTTTTTCAATAATACCTATTAGTTCAATGACACCATTTATCCATGTTATCTTATTAGGGTCTGTCCATGACAATAAGTTTGATTCAGAAGAATTTGAGGATGTTCCCCTTAATTGCCCCCCATCATCAATACAAACTGAACTGTACCTAATACTTCCTACTGTTCGGGTATATGGTGGATAACAGCCATTATGTAATATTACCCTTGAACCTATGTATTGGATTTCATTTGGCAATATTATAGTAGCCCCGTTACTTTCTCCCTCCATATCGACCTTTAGATTTAATTCTTTATTGATTTTATAGCCGTATTGTCCTTGACTGCTGTCTTTTGTATATATAGCGTCACTTTCCTCTACTAAATGGAAATTCGTTTTCAAATACCCAGAAAATGTTCCCGAAGTTCCTTCCATTGAGCCATCATCCAATATCTTAAACTTTCCATCCTTTGAAAAAACTTTCTTTACAATTAAATTGTTTGTGTCAATAAGGTCATTTTTCAGATAACCTCCTTCAATAATTGTCTGTTTTAGTACAGCATTGTCCTTTAAGTCCTTAAAACTGCCACCAATAAACTCATCAAACTTTTGTGAATATTCATCCGAATACCCTTTCAGTTTGTCTTGAATAGCCTTGTTTGCAACTTCTACAGCAGTGTTAAAGTCGGCATACGCACTGTTGAAAGTGGCATATTTGTTATCAACATTGTTTTTTTCAGTTACGGTGGTTCTACCATCGGCGATAGCGGAATTGATTGCGCTGATAAGGTTTTCAATACTGCCCATAAGCGTAACCTTGGCATTCAGAAGCCCGGTTTTTGCCGTTCCCGTAAGATAGGCGTTTGTGTACAGTTTGTTATACGCAGCTTCCACGGCAGCTTTCGTGTTGTTCACTGTGTTGATGTACTTTTCAATTGCTTTCGCTTCCGCTTCCGTAATTATGCCGTCAGCAAACGCACCGTTCACATAGTTATTCAGATTTCCAATGGCAGTATTAGCGTTTTTTGCGCTCTCAACAGCGGTGTTGGCGGTGTTCTGTGCTTGGGTTATTAGATTGCTCACATCTTCCCATTCGCTAAGTTCGTATAATCCCGATGAACCCGACTGGAATCTTATCTTTCCTGATATAATACTATTCAATAGATCAAAATAAGTTTTTCCATCAGTCGAAACAATTTTATCAGTTGTTATTCTTCCAGGAACTATTTCAGTAAAGCCGAATAGTTCAATAAATGAACGTTCTCCTTCAAATTCACTGTTTAGAATACCTACAAGGAAATGATAATACCCCTCTACACCTTCCAGCTTGATAGCGTTTTTACTTAAGACGTATGATCCAGTAGTGCCATTTTTATTAGCCTTCACATAGAGATAATACCCTACGGTTTCCGTCAAAGTTGGAGAAGTGTATTTTTCAATATCCCAAAACTTATACTCACTGGCTTTATGCCCAGAAGAAAGTGTATCAATCCCGATAGTCATGTGCTGTAATATTCCACCTGGAGCCGAAAGCACTTTCTTTTTGCTGTCATAGGTAACGAGATATTCTACTTGTGTCGGATTGGTTTTGTTGTTCACGAAACGAAACTGCAAACTTTCATCGCCAACAAGCAAACTCATTGTTTGTACCGAAATCGGACTGATAGAACCTGAGAAATGCAAAAGAGCGTCATTCAACATTGAAATAGTTTCTTTTGCATCCCTGAAACGTCTTTTTGTAAACTGAATAGAGTTTTTATATTGGTTATCGGTTTTAACCTCGTTACTCTCTATCTTGTTTAATTCGCTTGAAACCGTTGCGCCAGTAGTCGTATTGGATAATTCAATAATCGGGCTGTAAGGTCTGTGTATATACTCCTTAATACTGGTAATCCTTATCTTTATACCTTCTGGTATGAATTGCGGATCTTTAAAGAGTATGTAACCGCCCAATTTTATTTTGCCACCAATAGAGAGCCAACGCTTTTTGGAATAAATGCTATCCAATTCTCCTTTGAATGTGAATTTTGGATCTTCATTCTCATAAAGATATTTGGCTGCTTCCCTGAACATATCCCAGCTTGCACCTTCTTTCGTTGAGTTATTGCAAATGTACGCATCCGGCAACTGTATTCCGAACACAGCGTATTTATCCCCCAGGTTAGGCTTATATATGTCATTGGGCATAATCTGACCGTCTATTTCTTGTGGAGTTATCAAGAATTTACGTTCTTTATGAACGTATTTAACTTCAAATTCTTTATTACTACCAGCAAGCATACCAGACTGAAATATAACAGTCATGTTATTACCTTCTATCACATAATCCTCAAAATTCAGATCATCAGGAATAGAACTATCTATAAAATCATAGAAATTCTTTTCTTTATCGGAAACAACAACATTAGAAACACTGCCTACTCTTTTAGGTGAAATATGAGAACAATCCAAACTATCCTCTTGAACATCCGTAAGGGTTGTATCAGCCCGTTTTATATACAAGCCTTCCGCATCCGAAACGTAAGCACGCCCTTCATACTCCAATCTTTGATTTTTGGGCAAAAGCAATTCCTTAGATCCATATTTGCTAAAGTCTATATTCTGCTCCCCACCTTGAACGTACAATATGGTAACTGGTCTATTTCCGTCCTTGTTGGAGCGTCCTAAACCTGGAACAAAACCTTTATCTTTCCCATATTCAAGAGGCAAAGGTTCACCCTTGTTATATTCAACTTTACGCAAGTGTATTGTTTTGATAGCCGGATCTATTTCATACTCCGTCTTAAAGGTATCGGCAATAGTAGGCAAAGCTTCACTACAAAAGATATGGTTGTAGTTAATAGTCTTTTCTTCTGCTTCAATACATTCGCCAACTTTCCAACCGCTATCTCTCATGTTGAGATTATCTACAATTAACTGTAGATGCTCGTGAGGTTTTGCAGTGTAATCGAACTTTAAACGCTTAGAAACAATATCCCGGCATTTGTATTTACCCAATATTGCGCCTATGTCATACATTACAAGAGTGTATTCAAAATTCCGACTGCTTTTCTTCTTGAAGTCGTCAGGATCCATAAGGTAGTAAGTGATATTCTTGTAGATACAATAAGCTCCTACGGGAATGTTTATGAACTCTTCACTGGCAAAGTACAGATAAAGAGTGCCTACATTCTGTAAAGCCGTATATCGGTAGCTGCTTGTATCTACCAGAATATCAATCTCCTTGTTGTTGAAATGTATTTTCATGTTTACTAAGTGAATTGATAGATCTTACCATTTCCGCATTTCATCCCTTTAATCGTAGTGCTGAAAGGGAAAGCGTCTTTGGGGATCTGATCCAAAGTTTTCTTTAAAGAAGCTGCGTTTGTGAAAAACTTACCATCCGCACCATTGCTATGTTTAAATTTCACAAGGTATCTTCCTTCACCGTGCGAAGTCTTTACATCTGGAATGAAATCTTCTACAATGATCTCACAGTTCAGCACATCCGAAATAGAAACCTGGCTACAGTTGAACATTTTACGTTCATCTTGTACGGTTACACCTAACTCACTAAACTTTTTCATCACAATATAATATTAAGTTCCTTACAATCGTTATCTATCATTTCTTTGATAGCTTTTCTCTTTTGCAAATATTCCTTGTAATCATTGGTAGCTGATTTTTCAGTAAGAATACCGAGCTGGGCAGCGTTATAGTCATTGATAATCTTGGCTTCTTTATCCGAATCCCACAAATGGGTAATAACTGCCTTTTTTAGCTTATCATTTGTAACCATTCCCCAAACAACAACTTCGTTACAAGTCCATTTTGTAGCTTGCCCATTATCTCCAGCTTCTCCAAAATGGTTTTCTACTTGAACTTCCTGAATATCCCAACGGTATGTGTAAGAACCATTCCCGTTAGCCTCTAACTTAGAAGGCTTAAAATCGTAGTGTATCATATACTTGCTTTTTAATTATTGTTTTTAATAGATGCTTAGAATTACTATATTTAGCCCAGCCAAACCAACTGCAAATAACTTGCTTGTATTCCATATCGGAAATGTGCTTTTTCTTATTCAGCTTGGCTGCCTTCCTACATAGGTTCTTTTTGATTCCCTTCCGAATAAGGGTATGGGTATGGTAAAAGACATACCCGACAAAATCAATACCTCTATGGCTATCAATTTTGAATACTTGAAACTTCCATTTCTTTTTTCCAGTTTTAGGATCCACTTTACGAAGTGATAGCTTTAAATTGTCATGCAGATATTCTTCAATCTCTATACGGAGTTTGTGAAGCTGTTTAGGATCATCGCCTAAAATCACAATATCATCTGCATACCTAAAGTAATATCTTACCTTCTTAACCTCCTTTATCCAGTGATCGAAGTAAGCCAGATAAATATTAGCAAAATACTGACTTAGATAGTTCCCTATGGGTACGCCATCGGCACTGTCTATAATCACGTCAAGCAACCAAAGCAGATCTTTATCTTTGATTTTCTTCCGTAATATTGTTTTCAAAATATCATGGTCTATACTTGGATAGAACTTCACTATATCCATTTTCAAGCAGTAAGTAGTGTGTTCTGGATCTTCTTTCAAAGCCTTCTTTACTTTATCTGCTGCTTTATGAATACCACGATCCTTAATGCAAGAATAGGTATCTTCTGTAAATAAGGACACCCATATAGGCTCCAGAATATTCATAATGGCATGGTGCAAGATTCTATCAGGATAATAAGGCAAACGGTAAATAAGCCGTTCTTTGGGATCTCTGATTATAAATACCTCATATTTAGAATTTACAAAAGTCTTGTTTTTCAAAGATTCGTGAAGAGCCAGTATGTTTGCTTCCCTATTCCTATCGTGTCGTTTGACACCATAAGAACGCAACTTGCCTTTTCTGGCTTTTTCATCAGCCAGGCGCAAGTTGTCAAGTGAAATAATTTGCTCGTATAAATTACTTAATCTCTTCATATTCTTTGTTTTTCGTACTCAGAGCCTTCGGTTTCCCTACCAGCACCTTTATGAGTTATGTTATCTTCTACCAATAGGTAAGGTCGTTGCTTCGTATGTTGAGTTAATTTTGAAAAATCATAGCTGAGAGCTGACATTCGCATTCGTATTCGAGGGGGTGTTATTCGTATTCGCATAACCGAAGCCTGCATGATCGCCATTATTCGTATTACCGCTGAAAAGGACACCCACCAGCAACCAATCTATATTTATTTGTTTATTAATCATTTAAGTTTTGCAGTCTAAACCTGGCTCGCTTCACGATTCAGGAATAAAACAAAGCCGAGAGCCGACACCCGCATCCGTATTCGAGGGGGCGTCATACGTATTCGCAACCCCGAAGCCCGCACGATCGCCACGATGCGTACTACCGCCGAAAAGGACACCCCTAAGAGCGTTAGATCCTATATTGGTATAGAAGTAATCACACCAATAGGTAGTAGATCCACCTCCGACTACAGAAGCAATCAAATCGCCAAATTCACCGAAAATCATTTCTTTTGCATAACCTTCTGCACGTGCAGCCAATCCTCTAAGCGTATAGCCTGTGTAGTTACTATCGTTGTATTTAGAAGGATCATCGCAAACATACACTTTAGAAGTTCCTCCGTCTGAATTGGTTTTCACTTCTATATTTACTCCATCCGTCCACTTCCAGACGTGCCCGAAGGGATTTTCAATACCACGATAGCGAGGTACGGTAAATACTTTGCTGTTTTCTCCTTCTGCTTTCTCTAAAGTGTAAGCTACTTCACCAGAAGCATTTCCCAATTCATCACTCGTACCGCAAGGAATAATAGGATAATAACCACTAAAATTGTTCCACTTTGTACCATCCCATGTAGTTACACCATTACCCAAACCACCCTGAGCATACCCGTTGCTATCTTTCTGGGCATTGAAAGCCAACTGGCAGTTAAGGTTTCCATACTCTATGTAATAGAGCCATGCCAAAGTGATATAAGCGTTATAGTCCATGCAGTTCCATTGCGTACCAGCTCCCCTTTTACGAGCAGCAGCACGAAAGTTTGTTCTACTCGTAGATGTAGCTGGCTTGCCTAATTGGGATTTAGGCAAAGCATCCCAATCTGCTTGGTTATTACCACCTCTGTAATCAGCCGAAGTATTTACTACAGAAGCCAGTTTACCAGTGCTACGTTGGATTGTTGCCTCATAAGCCGAGATATAGCATTTCTTTACGAAATGATAACCAGGTATCGGGTATTCACTGATTCGTACACCTCTTTTGTTTCCATTGGTATAAAATCTTCTCCAGTGAGCAGGGATTTCCACCATAACCATACCATTGGAACCATCCCTTTTATGCGCTTTCCAGTTGGTAGGGTTTAGGTATTCAATAACCTTGCCTTCATCTGATAGCAAACACCCTTTCATCTTGCTTTGAATTGGCAATGTTTTATGCAGTGTCATATTGCCAGTACGGGTAAGAACCGAAGAAGATACTGTTACATCTAATTCTACGCCATAACTACATTGATCCTCTGCATAAGGTAGCATAGCAGCCAAACCAGCTTGTTTGCTTTCTCCGCTTTTATCCAATACCTCAGTTGTGAGGTCGAAAGGGTTACTGCTGTCTGCTACTGGTAATTCATTTAATCTTTTGCCATTGTCGTAAGCTGTAATAATCTTTTTTACTTTAGCTTCCTCTTCTGCTGTAAGTGCCATATTTTTATAGTGTTAAGAAGTTAAACAATAAAATTTACTAAGTTAATATGATACCACCAGAGCCGGATAAACGCATACCCTTACCAGAAGTAAACCTTATTCCTGGCTCCTGTACTTCAATCTGTATAGTTTGATAAATACCCGTATTTTCCGTTGGGATAACGTGAATTTTACTCATCCCTATACCGTTAATCATAAATACTCCATCAGGAGTAATAGATACCGCCCGATCATCACCGAGAAACAATACATTCCTACCAGTATCTACGGGAAGTAATTCTACCTCAACTTTGAAAGGCTGGGTATTCCTGTAAGTAACTTTTTTCGGGTAGTTTAGCTTCATGGAAGTAGGGATCAGCTTGTATTTTGAGATTAGCGATTCTTCCAGTTCCTCCAGCCTTGCGATAACTACCCTTGCATCGCCAGTAGCTTCATTTGCATTATCTTTAGCAGTATTGGCTTCTTCTGCCTTTTCGTGAGCTTCATTAGCTTTTGCGTTGGCATTGTTGGTAGCCTCTACTGCCTTACCTGCTGCGCTATCGGCTGCTGTAGCTTTTTCATTAGCCAGTTTAGCAGCGTCCTCAGCCTTTTTAGCTGCTGCTGTGGCGGTTGTTCCACGAGCTATACATTTCCACCAAGTAGTTTCGGTTAAAGCGTGTCCTTTGTTCCCGTCCTTGATACAGAGATAGCAACTATCATCCGTAGTAATGAAATCAAATGTATTATATGTGGTAGCTGCTGAATAAGTTCCCTTATCCACGAAAGCAACCTTTCCTAATCTTATGTTTCCTTCTGCCATATCACTTGGGGTTAAAAATTAAAAATCCTTCATTGTCAATATCAAACATATCAGCAGCTATATCATCCTGATAATACATGATCAGTTCCATTGTATCGGGATCAATCGTAAAAGTAGGATAGAGAATACCGCCTTTTGCCAAAATCCCGGTATCTACATACTTCTTTTGCGTTTCATCCCATTTCCACCAGTTGCCATTTTCACCCATTTTCGGGGGATTATCCGCTTGTTCTTTTGCCCTATTTGCCTGAGTATTTGCATTGTTAGCTGCTGTTTCTGCCTTTTGTGCTTTCTCATTCGCATTAGTAGCTGCTTTGTTGGCATTGGCTGTAGCACTTTCAGTTGCACTTTTTATCTCTTCCAATCCTTTTCGTGCATTATCCGCATTGGTAGCTGCTGTATTCGCTTTTTGAGTAGCCAAGTTTGCGTTGGAAGTAGCAGTTTTAGCCTGTTGGGTAGCCTCATTAGCATTATTGGTAGCCGTTTTCGCTGCCTCAGTCGCTTTATTTGCGTTTGAGGTTGCAGTGTTGGCACTTGAAGCAGCATTGTTAGCAGACTTGGCAGCTTCATTTGCACTGTTGGTTGCTTTTACAGCGTTCTCGTATGCCGTTTGAATGTATTCCAAACTTACTTTTACGCTGGTTTGTACCCCATTGATTAATTTAACTCCAATAGTGTACAATCCTTTCAGGTTATCCGAAAGTGTCAGCTCGCTTATTTTCTTCTTTTTAATAGCCATAGCTTTTCAAATCTATATAAAACTCACCATCTTCTGTAACTATCAATTCTCCAGCCTCAGAAGCAAGTAAATATTCATCCCCTCCAACTCTAAAGGCAGTAAATACCAACGTTAAGGTAAAAACGCACCAAACTTGATCGTCAGGGGAAAACAGACTTACTTTTGAGCTTTTGTAGTAACATGGGTATTCCTCGTAAGTGCTTTCAACGAACAAGGATCTTTCAGCCGTTTGTACCTTCACGCCTTCGCCTTCGTCTATTTCCACAACCTTTATCAGATCGTGAAGGAAAGCATTGTAATTTCTCCAGAACTCCGTTAGATTCTTAGCGATTAAGCAACAATTCAAGGCAACTTCTTTATGTTGGTACACTACTTGTTTGCCATCATAAATAGCCCCATTTTGGGTAGAAAGGTTACGTAACATATTTTTCTTCACTGCTGGAGCTTTAAGTATTTGTGCCTCGCTTCCTTCCAATACACGAATACCGTAAACGGAGAAATCTATCCCGTCTATTTCATACCCCTGCGTAGGTATATTGGTTGTCGATAAAGGAGCCGTATATTTATAATCTCTCAAAGGGAAATCATCTGCGAATTTTAACGAGAAACTTTTAGCACCGATATACAGAGCTACATTTACCTCTGAAACCAATCGGAGTTTACAAGTATATCCGATTCTTTTAAACTCAAAGGTATGGTAAGCTCCATCGGACAACAGAGAAATGAAATCTCCAGTCTGATACATACCTACTGCGTTGAACTTTATTTCAAGTTCTTTAGTATCAAGTTTAGGATCCGACAAATCCACTTCGATACCGTCATACTCAGCCCAATCATTAGAAACTTCTGGTGCTTTTAATGCCGGGAAAGCAACAACTTCGTTATGCCCACCCTCAGCAATAAAAACCCCGAACCGAGTAAAAGCGTCCGTACCGTCTATGTATAAGTTATTTTTCATTTCCTCATTATTACACCTTTATCGTTCATGTTACCTATGCTTTCTTTCATTTCCTTTATATTGGAATTCATATTCCCAATGGTAGAATTAATGCTTTCAAGTTTCTTGCAATAAGATGTGTTATCTTTTATGCCACTTAATAAATCAAGGATATGCGCACTATCTTTTATAAGAGATTTTATGCCTTCATTAATAGAGTAGGTATGTCCCTGAATGGCAGTAGCACGCCCGTTCAATTCATTTACGCTATCTTGGCTTGCAGCCGTTATTCCTTTAGTGGATGGTTTACGTGAATCATCATCGCCTTTTTTTAAATCTATTCCAGCATCCTTGAAATAGCCATTAACTGTATTAAGAATATTTTCAAGAGTTGGAATATTCGTTTCGTATCTACCAATTAAATCCTTAGTCGCATCCGCTACCTGTTTCATAAGGCTTTGCTCATCAATTTCTCCTTTTGAATATCGTTCGTACAACGTTGCTATCTGTTCATCAAATTTATCAACGACTTTACTAAGTACAATAGAGCGCAACATATCAGACACAATATTTCGGAATGTGTCAGAAGCATATTCTTTAAAACTGTCCAAAGCGTCTTTGCCATTATCCAACCAATCCCAAAGGCTATCCACGAAATTATCAACCAAAGGCTGGTATAACGAACTTATATATTCATGTAGCTGTTCTAAATATTCATCATATTTTTCTCGAAGTTCGATCAGAGCTTCAAGAGTTTCTTTTGTTTGCCCAACAAGTTTATCACCGTAGTTGTCGATAAGTGATTGCGCAAGCTCCTTGTTAATCAATCCTTCATCATCAAACAGTTCACCTAAGCCCTGATTTCTTGCCCATGTTACCAGATCTTCTGTTTTCTGAGAGTGCCCACCTATACCAGAACCAAGAAAACCTTTACTTCTCTTTCTTGTTTCAATACGCAAGTTATTGATTGCTGCTGTCTGACCTTTTTCATAATCTCCCTGCCCCCAAATATCTCTCCATTCATCCCACCATGACAAAGCGGACAAATTGCCCATTACCCAGTTAAAAGCACCAGTAAGCCAACCACCACCACCTTTATTTTGGTAGATAGCTTGTGCTTCTGACGCTTTGTCTATATAAGCCTTGTAAACTTCATCATGTACTTTTCTAAAATCACGTAATTGTCGTAAATTATCTTCTGAGAACCAATTTTTTTCAGCCTGATTAGCTTCCAATGCAGCGATACGGTATTCATTTATTGCATCGGTTAAAGCATTTATTTCCTTTAATTTTTCAGCATATTCTTCATACTGTTTAAAAGCCTTGTTATTGCCAAGTTCACTTATTTTCTGCAATAGTGAAACTGCAATAGAAATTATATTAAGAATAACAGACGCTTTTTCTATTGCTTGAATAGATGCACTGGCTGTTTTGGAAACATTACTCATTCCTGTCATACAAGTAGAAGCGAAAGAGGTAATATCTCCCATTAGAGAAATGATCTCTCCTGTAGTTCCCCCTATACTTCCACCGATGGATTGTATAGAAGAAGCAAGGGTTTCTACTGTCTTTGCTGCTGTATTTTCAGCCTTTACAAAGCTGTTATTTGCCTTGGTTGCCTTGTCCTTTGCTGCGTTATAGCGTTTAAGAGCCTCTTCTGCACTTAGATAAATAAGCTCTATTTTATTGGTTTTGTCATTAAAACGGGAACTACTAACGATTTTCCCCCCTTTGTTCACCAGGTTAAAAATACGCTCGGCTTCTGCCAGTTCTCTTTCGGCTGCGATAAGTTCTTGTTTCTTTTCAACAAGCATTTTAAACGGATTACGTTGCTCCAACTCATCCATTATACTTTGAATCGTGGATGTGTATTCCCGTAAATCTTCCGGGTTGAGTACCGTAGCTGCTGTAACTTTGGCTTGTTCAAGCTGTCGCAAAAGGTCTGTAAGGGTATTGGTAGATGTATTGCGTAAATCTTCAAAGGCACGTATATATTCGGGCGACTGCTTCAAAATGTCGAAATCGTGTTTCATTAACGCTTTCCCCTTTTCTGCAATGGCTTTGCTTATACTACGTGATAAGGCTTCTGCTGTAGAATTATCTCCTTTTTTTATGGATTCCTCACGCTGCTTTCGCAATGTAGCAATATCCTCATTGAATTTCTTTTCTATAGCAATACGTGTGTCTGTATAAGATTGATACAGTTCAACCATACCCTTTGTAAAGGCTCTTGTTTCATTATCCTGCTTTATATTCAGCTCAGAAAATAATAGATTGTATTTATTTAGTTCTGACTGGGGAATATCTACTTTGGCAGAATTAAAAGATTTTCCCTTGTTAGCTGGATTGGCTTCAAATTTTTCACGTTCATTTTCAATAATGCTTTGAATATAATCCTCCTTTTCACGTTGCAACTGCAATTTCTCTTTCTTATGGTTAAGTTCCATTTGGGCAATAGTTCTTGCCGATCCTTCTTGCATTGCGTCAATACGGGATTGCTCTACCTTTAGTTGTAGATCTTCTTGCATACGTGATTGTTCTACAGCTTGTTTATCCATAAGCAATTTGTATTTTTCATTCTGCTTACGAATACTATTTTCCTGTTTTTCTTTCTTGGAAGAAGAGGAATATACTTCCAGCTCGTTTTCTGCTTCTTTTAAAAGTTTTATCTGTTTCTTATAATTAGCTACAGTTTCAGCGTCAATACCTTCAAATTTTCCAGCGTCTAACAGCCTTTTTTGCGTTGAATTGATAGCCTCTAATGCCTCAGTTGCTTCTTTTTTCTGCTTTTCCCAATATTTTTTATTTTGAGATTCTGCTTTTTGGGGAGTGCTTAGTTTGACCCTTGCGCTCTTCACAGATTCTATTAACGCTTTAATTTGTTTGACATCATAAACCGCTTCATCAGAAAGTGTACCTTGAATATCAATAGGAAGTTTCATCTTTATCGTACCATTCTCACCCTTACCAGATATTCTTTTTTCCAAAACGGACATATACAAATCAAGTTGTTTGGTATCCACATCTTTTAAGGTAGATATGAATTGCTCGGAAATACCCTTGCCTTTTTCTTGAAGCAAAACATCACGATCTGCACGCAATTCCTTTAGTTTCTTTACATATCCATCAACTCCCTGCTGACCAGAAAGAGATTCCAGAAGATTTTCGTAATATGTTATCTCTTTTTCAATTTCAGAAAGTTCATTGGCTTGTTTTTCTACAGCACGTTTTGAATCTTCTTCTGCGATTTGCTGTTTGAGTTTGAGTATATCAGCCAGTTTGATACTTTCAATATCATACTGTTTAAATATTTTAGGATATTCCTTTCTCAGTTCGGAAAGACTATGCCCTCGTTGCAAATCTGATAAAGCTATATTACGAGAACTTTCTACGAGCTGGTCTATTTTTCGTTTATGCTCTTCTTCCTCCTCCTTAGCTTCTTTTTGCTTTTTATTAAATCTGTCCTGTGCTTTTTCTGCTTCTGTAATACCATCGTGAAAATTCCACATAGCAGTAGCTATACCTGCAACAGCGACAGCAACAGCAACGTAAGGATTTGCCATTATCGTTCTATTTAGAAGTAATTGTGCTTTTTGGGTAGCGACCAGCCAACCGTAGTGTATTACTTCCTTTGCTGTTAAAGCAGCTATTCCAGAAGCCTGTAATGATTGTAAGGCAGAAATAGTTATAATTGCAGCCTTATAAGTTCCATACATGAGGACAAGATCACCTATAACTTTGCCTATTTCCTCATAGTTCTCTATAGCGGAGATACCTGTTTCCAGTATTGAGTTGATTATACCTTCATTCGCTTGTCCGATTTCATTAAACATAACAGATATAGCATCTTCCATATTGGAGATCTTACCTGTAATAGTATTACTTTGTTCTTCCATCAGGTTGTAGAACATACCGCCAGAATTTGTAAGGTTTTCTATAACCTTCTGAACTTCGGGGAATCCTACCTTTCCTTCGGAAACCAAAGCCTTAACTTCATTTTCAGCTACACCCAACTCTTTAGCTAATTCACGAATCATCGGAATACCTCTACCCGTAAATTGGTTAAGATCCTCAGCATATAGCCTGCCTTGTGTCATGGTTGTACCGTATAACCAGGCTATATCTTGTAATGGAATAGATAAGCCAGCAGCGATATTTCCTAACCGTACCAAAGTGTCATTCACTTTGTCAGCAGCTATACCATAAGCAAGTAATTGTTTTGCGCTACTTGACACACCAACGAGATCAAACGGAGTTTTAGCAGCAGTATTAACAAGCTGTGTCATTAAAGCATCAGCTTTAGCCTTACTGCCCAACATTGTATTGAAGGCAACTTCTAACTGTTGGTATTCGCCTCTTACCTGAGCTATCTTCTGAGCATATCCCAACGCTTGTTGAGCCGTGAAAAATCCAGTTGCAGCAACCGTTATTTTACGGAAAATATTGTCTATCCTGCTACCTTCCTTTTCGGCTGTGTTGCCTATGCTTCGGAAAAGAGAGTTAGATTTCGCCACATCGCTTTCAAATTTGGCGTTATCCAATCCTAAAGCCCACCATGTTGTACCTTCGTTGTTATTCATCTTCGTTTACGTCAAATATTGCGTTATTTACTGCATCCTGATTATTGGGATCATCACCATTTAGAATAATGCCAGTATCTTTTTTACCATCCTTCTTTGCTGAGAAAGAAGGCAGAACCGCATTATACAGACGAACATTGGCAAAACTCATTTTATATAGGATATAATCAAAAGTCAGATTATAAGCCTTTGCCATTCCTGCTACTACCGCCCAGATGCTATCGTTTCCTTCGGATCCGCTTCCCCTGCTTTTGTCGGTTTGAGAAGGTTTATCTCTATCAGGGAAGCGGTAAGCCCGAAAAAATCTCCTATCTCCATCCTGTTTATGATTTTAAGGGTAAGAGCGTTCACTTTACTTGGTGAAATTTGTTTCAAGATCTTATCGGATAAAACAGCCCTGTTATCAATCGTAACCTTTTTGCGTGTGCGTACCAAACCGAATAAAGACTTTTGAACTACGGTTGCTTCTGTAGTTATATTCTCAGCTCCTAAAATGAGAGTAGCTACAATATCGCCTAAAACCTTACAATCTTTCGCAATACGGAGCGATTCAAATGTAACCAGGCTTTTATCTAACTCTACTTTAGGAAGCTGAGAAATAAGTTCAGAGGCAAGGATAAGAGTAGCAATAGAAGGAGGTGCAACCTCGTATGTTTCTTGTCCTATCTGTATAGAATACGGCTTTTGTAAGATCGTATCAGACACAAGCCCTTCTATGTTGTCTTTTTCCTTGTTCATAGTTCAATTAACCTACAGATAATGATTCTGCTTTTTTATACTTCTCAATCATTTTACCCGTCTTGGGCTTCAATGAGCTAAAGATGTATTTTAGCATTTTACCCTTTGCGGACGACCATTCTTCTTCAACCTCAACAGAGCATTTACGCATGATGAATCCATCCAGCGTATCATCTTCAGGAGTAAGGCGTACTGCATATTCATCTTTTACAACTCCGTCCTCTTCCGGAATAGGATCCTCTGTGCCAGAAGGAATAAACACACTCATAGCAAGCTGCTTATAAGACTTTTGCATTTTTCGAGCTACCAGTTCATGCCCTTCTCCGTACAATTCTTGCGCACTTCCTTTTACAGTTGTAAGAAGAACTGTATTTTCTTCGGCTGTGGGCATTGTTTTGAAATTGGAAGGAGCTGCATCTTCAGCACCAGTTAGCCCAAATTCGACCAAGGGTTTACCCCATGTAATACCACTGTTTCCCATAACTTAAAATGTTTTTAGTTCAAAATTGATCTTTACGTTTACAAAGTGCATAGCTACCTTTTCTGCTTTGTAGCTTTTAATTGTTGCACCTAAAGAAAATCTGTAATCAGTAGGTTTCAAGGATCTAACAACCTCATCGGCTTTGCGTGCCAGATAACGGCATCTGCCAACATCTTTAACCAATACCTTACTGCCATTGTCTTTGTCGGGAACATAAATATTTACCGTTACGGAGCCAGTTTGAAACTGCCCATCCAAACCAGTAAGAAACGATACAATTATATCCTCTTCCATAGGGTTTAGATCTCGTGTTCCTTCACGATAAACGTTACCTTTTATTTCCTTTGCAAGTTGGCTGTTTGTGATAATGTTGAAAACGTCCAGCTCTATTTCATCACCTGTCTTATTCATTTCATTTCAAAGCCTAATTGTTTCATAATCTGAGGTACAAGTTTGTTAGCCAGCAGTTCGGAAGAAGTAAGGACATTATAATTACGGGCTTCTACATAAGCTGCGTAACTCATTCCAGTAGATACAATCAAGACAATACCGTTTTGATAGTTCTTTTTCAAGCTATCCAAATGCTTCTTTCCGTTTTGCCCACCTTTTGTGTTGGCAAAAGCACTTTCTTCCATAACTTCACCATTAAAAAGTACGGCATAACCGATAGAGTTTCTAAGGTTTCCCGTTCTGTCTGTATAGTTGCCGTTTAAACGGGCTTCTTTCAGACACGCTTCACCGACATAGATAAAAGCCTTAATAGCTCTACCTATAACGGCTTTCTTGGTATCATCAAGAAAGTTGCTAAAAGCACTATCCGGCGTTTTCTTCGTGAATCCCATCAAACCGTAATCTTTACTCTTCCTGAGCGATTAACAAACTCAATATCCTGTACTTCAAACTCACCCAAAAACTGTGTTCTATCATTGGTAAGTTTTACCGTATCAGCTTGAAAATCCCTACTTTCAATTAGGATCTCATAGCTTTTATCAGTAAACTTACCTTGTTGATAGATTGTGTTGCTATGCTTTACTGTTTTGTACAGACAACGTATAGGCTCACTCCATGATACGGTAGAGATAATCGGCTCACCGTTACCATCCAAACCGCCACCAGATAAAACCTTATACTGTATTGTTCCGTTGTATTGCATAACTTACCATTGGTTAGAACCGTCTGATACAGAAGATTCTTCGACAAAATCAGAGCTATCTATATTGTACTCCCTACAAATAGCGGAGATACTTTTATTAATACGATCCGCATCCCACCCGTCAGAAATTCCACTTTCCGAATGGCTGTTTTCAGTCATTCCCTTAACGACACTAATAGCAGCCTTCACCAGTTCAACATCTTTGGGGATGAAGTTTTTAGAAGGGTCTATACCATTATCCAAAAGGGTAAATTCAAGTACATTCTGATCCGGGTAGAAGCCGGAACATATTTTAGTGCATAAAGCACGGATAGCGTCTAAATTCGTCATAGGTTACTCTTTACATAAGATTTCAGAAAGAGCCTTGTTTTGCTCTTCTGTAAGTTCACCGAGCTTGTTGGTGATTGCTTGAACGCCAGCATTTTTATTGATTGAAACGCCAATCTCAGCCAAAGCACCTTTTACAGCACCGATTTCAAACTCTTTATCAAAAAGGCTAATTTTTTCGGGTTTCTTTTCTTCTTTGTTAGCCTCCTTGATAGCAGAAATACTGCAAATTCCTCGTGAAACAAGATTATTTACACGATCCAAATCGCTTGTTGATAGAGTTTCACCGACTTGGTAGATTTTCTCCTTGTTGTCCTTGTCTTGGAACTTCTTTAATACTTTTAATGTTACCATATTGCATCGTTTTTAGCCGACCAAAGAAGTTGCTGCTGCCTTCTGATCGAATTGTTCTTTCGTATAAAAAGTTACTCCCTCTACTGCTTCTTCCGGCTCTTCAAAGCCTCTAACTTGCAAGCAGACAATACCGTTAATTTCAGTGATAACCGGGATCAAACGGGCAGATCCTTGTGTATATTCACCAGCCTTTTGCCCTGTAGATTCACCAGTACGCCATTTGGCTATACGAATACCGTTACCAGCGTTCATGTAATCTACATTGTCCTCTTCAAACAGCTCGTTATCTTCAATAGAAGGCTGGATAAAGCCAATCTTTCCAGCAGGTTTAAATACAATCATATTGTGATTCCAGGGATCTAACGGCTCACGTTCTCCGTCCTTTTCAATACCCACAAGACGGGTGATCTCACGAACTTTAGGCAGACCGTTATCAGCAAACAAGGTGTTCAAGTCTGGGATAGTAACAACCTTGCCGGATTTGTCCTTACCGTAGGCTGCTTCTCGAATTGTAATATCTCTTCGGATAAATGCAAGCAGTTCAGGAGCCATCAGTAACTCTTCAAATACGACACCTTTGTTTTTGAACAAGGTAACGATCATGGTAAGAGTTAGAATAATATCCAACTTGCCATCTTTTGAGTTAGCGTCATTCCACAATAAGGCTGAAACGAGTTTGTTAGCTTCATCCATCAGGTAATCAATTTCAAACTCACGTCCACCAGGGTTGTTGATAGAAGGAATGAAACGACAAACACCGAAGTTTGATATAGCTTTCAGAATCATAAAATCAGCAGTATCTTTGCAGCCCAGATAAGCGTTTTCCACATCGTTACGCAAAGTCTTTTCAATCTGCTTAACCTTTTGACCGTCTTTCAAGAACGGAGATTTATAAACTTCCAGCAACTTGCGGTAAGTGGAAGCCTTCATAAAGAACTTATGTCCGACACGTGGAATTTCTTCATTCCAAATATCAAAACCGTCAGAACGTCTTAACGGAGTGGGGGATTCATCACCGATCAGGGTTGCCATCACACGCAAATGATATTTGCCCATAATACCCTCAGCTCTCAAAGAGAGTTGCGGAGCCTCCCAATCAAACCACTCATCCGAATAAGTTTTCTGGAACAATGCTACTTCACGTTCTGAAGCCTTATCCAGTGTCTTTTTCCACGTTGCGAGAAAATCAATAGGTTTGCCATCTTTAAACAAACCAGTAAAAGTTGAATAAATAGATTTCATTTAGCACCTCCTTTTAATAAGTTTGCGACAATCGAATGTGAGAGTTCGCTTTTAAATAGCGTTTCGTGCTATCCTTCATGCTGTCGGGAATAGGCAAAACACGTCTTTCCATTACAGCATATTGCATAGTGTCCTCTGTAACATCTATGGCTGTTTCAAACTCTTTTACAGTAACTTCTTCGATTGTTAAAGAGTTAGGTTCACCAATAACAGCAGCATTAGTAGAGCTTTCAACAACCTCTACAAGCACATCATCTACTGCCAAACCTGAGATCTCAGCAGAAAGTGTAATTACATACGGAGCGTTTGACACACCAGGCTTTTCAATAGATACAATAGAAGGAGCACCTTCAAAAGTTCCACTAACGGATTTAGCTTGTAACAGCTTATCTCCAACAGAAAAGCAGGGTGAACAATAGCCATTTGAATACAAAGTGATAACTTTCTTATCCTTTGTGCCGATAGCTTTAACCTTCGCTGTTTTTACAATCTGTACCTTTCTTGTAACTTCATCGAAAATAGCGAGTGTTCCAGCAGGGATAATATCACCTACAGAAAAACGCTGTTTCTCCCGATCCAGATTAAAACCGCCTGGTACAATTTGCGGACTGCCTGTGAAAATCGGTTTTTCACCGACAAATGAAATTTTTGTTCGTTTCATTGTAAAATGATTTATTTAACGATAATTGATTCCAGCAACGCATCAGAAGCCTCTTCAACATTCTTTGCGTTTGCTGTTTTTACACTCTCTGGATCTTCCGAAATAAGGTTTTGAGTTATTAAGTCTTGTTTCAGACCAGCGCAATAAGCATCTGGATCCTCTTCATCAGGAATAACCAAACCTTTTCTTCTCCATTCGGGAATACCATGCTTGTTAAGAGCTGCTTGAACGGCTGTTTCACGATCTTTCTTAGCTTGCTCTTGTTTCATTTTATCCATTTCCGCTTGAAGTTCGGAGATCCGTTTGTTTGGATCGTTATCAGGTTCCTTTGGCTCCTTCGGTTCTTTTGGCTCCTTTGGTTCCTTCGCTTTGTTAGCCCACCTGGTAGCTTCTCCTTGACTTTCTTTTGCCACATCCGCTATTTGGTTTGCTACTTTTTCGATTTCCGCTTCATCAGTAGAATCATCCTCAATGCTGCCACCCATTTTTTCGGTTATCGCAGTAAGGTACTTCTCTGATAAACCAGTGTCCTTACATAAGTCTTTGACTTTCTTAAAGAGTGTCTTATTCATATCAATATTACTTTAGTTATACTGCAAATGTAGGTAATATTTTCAATAACGGTGTATATATACACCGATGTTTTTTATACTTGTTTTCTTCAAAATCAGAGCTATAATCCTAAAATATCTATTTTAATAAGTAGAATAAATCAAAAAGCATACATTTTCACAATGTTAAAAAATGCTTTTTCTGAAATTATTTTGCAGTGTTTTTGAAAAGCTATATATCTGATAATGATAATATTTCTATGTTTTATTTGGTAAATATTGGTAATATTACTCAAAAATATTACCTATTTCATTTGGTGATATTACCAATGTTGCATATATTTGCAACGTAATAAAAACAGTTACACGAAAAGAATATAAAACTAAATACATTCAGATATGACACAGAAAGAATTTGAAGAAAGAACGGGTTTAAAACTATCGGCAGATGGTTATACGGAAGTAGAAGAGTGCTACATGAATACAGACCTTGATAAAGACGCTTTTTGTAAGTTGTGGATGGAGAACCCAACAGCCCTAAAAGAGATAGAGCGAAAGACAGTATTAGTACGTGAACTTTACGAAGAAAGAAAGTGCCTTACAAACCTTCTGATAGATCAAGCTGAAAAGTGGAGCGCATCAGATTTGAGAGAAAAGGCAATCGCCATGATCGGGGAAAAAGAGTATCTAAGAAGAAAGATCGCCAAAGGGTACAATCTTTGGGATGCCGATAAGAAACTACTTGATGAAATTTTAAGAAAGTAAGATATGGCTATCAATTTCAAAAAATTAAAATCGCAAATTAAGCCATTCAAGCCAGAGGTTAAAGATGGCTACATCTTCATCGCAACAGATGAGCAGAAGAATAACGGGTTATTCAGTATTGCAAAATGTGGAAGTAAACGTGGGCTATTATCTGCATTGAGCGAATACATTAAAGATGATGAAGACTTCAAACGTGAATTTACTATATAAACATAACCAGTAGTGGAGCAATCCTCTACGCAATGCAACACCGGAATGAAAAAGTATTATTTACAAGGAAAAGAGATTAGCGAGCAACAAGCTAAATCAATAGAAGTCCAAAATAAGGCATACATGAAAAGTAACGACTTATCACTTTGGGCTAAATGTAAATTTATAACAGTTATCAATAAATAATAACCAGTGGAGCTAAAGCCCCACATAATGCAACATCGGATATGAAAAACTTAATCAACATCAGGGTTTTACAGCATGATACAAACGATCAGATCCGTATCGGCATGGCTTATCCTATTATTGATCTGGATAAAGCAGAAAAGGACATAGTAGATAATTATGAGAAGAAAACCGCTTGGTGTGGTGGTTTTAAAGCTGCTTGTGAGAAATATTACCAACGTATTGCTATTGTTCGTGCGGACACGCTGGAAGTGATACGCCCAATTTACCCCAATAAATAATTATAGCCCTATGAATGAATACACATATATAATTTTCGATCACAAGGGAAAACGCTTGGGCAAAATTGAATTTGGGAAACGAATAAGTGTACCATCAGCCAGCGAGATTGAAGAAGCCATAAAAGACGGTTTCCCCAATGGAGCGACTTATAAATTAATCGTGCCTATAAACGTATGTATAAGCCAATAGAGATATGAAAAGCAATGTTTTGAGGTTTGATTACTGGTTTTCTTTCAATTATAAACGGTTGCGAAGTATCTTAGGATGGCAGCTAAATGAGGACGTTTTTCACGATACTTATTTGCTTCTGAGAAAGGATCTACTATTTATAGACTTGCCAATAATAGACTTTGAGCCTTTATTTTGGGGAATTTATAAAAGAGCCAGGCTTCGGAACATAGCTAAAGAAAACCGATACTACAGACCTAATGAGATATTTTTCCAGTTAATAAGTATGGAAGAAGGTTTATCGGTTGAGGAGCTTGTAGAGCCGGATAAACTTGCAAAAGATATTCTTTCCTTCATTAAGCATAAATACCCGAAAAATGATTATAGGCTATTTAAGTTAAAAGTTTATGATACCGGGTGCTCTTATAAGGATCTTTCAGATTATACGGGTGTTTCAGTAAGCACCATATACCGTAAAATCAATTCAATAAATAATGCTATCCGAAGTAATATAAGTTTTGTAAACCGATATTCATGTATAGCAATCGTATAATATTAAAATTTACCAATTATGAAACTTGTAATATACAATAAACAAAACAGCCAGCCAGTAGGACAACGCAACGGAGAAAGGACTTTGAGATTTAATCGTGAAAATGGTATGATCTACATTTCTAAGTCTTTTGCTGCTGAATTAGGCATTAAGGATATAGATAAAGTTCAGTTTGCCAATGATGAAGAAAATACAAAGGACTGGTTTATTTGCAAAACTGATAGTGAACAAGGTTTTTCTATCAAGTACGACAAAGGCGGTATTCGCTTTATGAATAAGTTCCTAAGTAATAAGATACTTGATTGTGCAAAAGTAAAGGATAACGCTTCCTTCCTTATGGAGAAGGAGCCTATTACAGTCGATGGTACTAAGTATTTTAAGATAATGCTTTCTTCTCCCATAATTGTAAAGCGTTCACCGAGTAAAAAAGTACCTACTGATAAACGTTAAACGACTTATGATACTTTCTACTGACAAAATGGTTTTTGTAACTGATTCAGAAGATTCAGACGAATATATAGAAAACCTGAGAACTGAATACGCCACTAATTGGTATTGCATAAAGATTGACCGTACACTCAATCCACCATATTACCAATTATTCCACGAATGGAAAGAAGGCAAGCGAAAACTTAATAATCGTTTGTTTGCTTCAAGCAAGTTGGAAAAGATTGTGAACTACATAAATCAAAATATTCAATAATATGGAAATGCAAAAACATAAATTCCCCTATAATTGGAGGCTTTCAGAAGCCAAATTCACGAAAGATAAAGGCAAAGTATTCTCTTGCTTTGCGTGTGGTGGTGGCTCTACAATGGGTTACAAGTTAGCCGGATTTGATGTAATTGGCTGCAATGAGATAGACGCAAAGGTTAATCGGTGCTATGTGGCTAACCACTCACCCCGATATAATTTTTTGGAAGATATACGAACATTGAGAGAGAGAGAGAGAGAGCTACCGCCCGATCTTTACAATTTGGATATTTTGGACGGTTCTCCCCCATGCTCCACCTTCTCCATTGCCGGAAATCGTGAAAAGGATTGGGGTAAAGAAAAGAAATTCAGAGAGGGGCAATCTGCACAAGTTCTTGATACGCTTTTCTTTGATTTCATAGCTTTAGCAAGGGTATTACAACCAAAAGTTGTAGTAGCCGAAAATGTGAAAGGTTTACTTATGGGAAGTGCAATAGACTATGTTAGGCGCATATATAAAGATTTTGATAACGCTGGCTATTATTGTCAGCATTTCCTTCTTGATGCGTCAAAAATGGGTGTTCCTCAGAAAAGAGAACGGATCTTCTTTATTTGCATTAGACATGATTTAGGGATCAATTTTTTGAAGGTATCTAATCTGTTTAACGTAGAGCCATATATAAACATGGAGTTTAACGAGGATCCTATAGTATATGGTGCTTTTGCGGATTATAAAGGAAGAGCCTATGAAGGCAGAATGAGAGAACTTTTTGAACTCAGGGAACAAGGGGATATAGCACTATCGGAAGCCTATAAAAAACTCACTGGTAAACGTGGCTTTTTTAACCAGCAGTTCTGTTATGAAGATAGAGTTTGTTATACATTGTCTGCACACCTGGATTCATTGATACCATTTAAGCAGCCCGTCTATCTATCCACTTCTGAGGTATGTAATATATCCACGTTCCCACAAGATTATAATTTTTGTGGTTTATCGCCACACTACATTTGTGGTATGAGTGTTCCACCCGTAATGATGGCTCAGATAGCCACACGTATTTATGAACAATGGTTGTCGAAATTATGAAAGGAATAACTAAAGCAGCAAAGCAAGCCAACGGACGAAGCCAGGCTTGCGCTACGTGTCCTCTAAATCGAAGTAGAGGTGTTTGTTTACCCGAAATACAAAGGGTTTGCTCAGATGCGTTTGTAGAAGGATTTAAAAAAGGTGTAAAATGGCTGCAACAAAAGCAAAAGGAGGTATAAAATGAAAATTAAATTGAATTGGACATACGCCAAAGGTGAGTTAGATACTGACACATTGAAACTTATTTGCCTACCAGCACGAGGAAAACGCTTGTTTGGTGCAGATGAATTGGATGCAGAACTTTGTATAAAGGACGGGATGAATTACCAAATAGCCGAAATTCATTTAGGCGATGTGGAAAGCTCAAACATTCTTTGTGAAGAGATCGCAAGACGGTTTAATGAGTTTGAGAACTGGCACGAGTGTAAAGATGATACGGAAGCTATGCCGGAAATCGGAACAAATTGCATCCTTCGTGTGGAATATCAGAATTTAGATGATGGCGAATGGTACACTGATTACCTAACATCTACTTGGGGGGAATTTGGTTGGGCAGAGGACTATTTGGAACGAATAACAGATATTGCCAACGAATATAGGATAACCCACTGGAAACCCATAAACAAACCGAAAGGAGTTGAAGAATGAAACGAGAAGATATTGAAAAAGTGGCAGATGAATTTGCCAATAAAGAGTACGAGATAAGCGATATTGACAGAATTCCTCTGTACAAAGGATTTTATCACGGTGCAGAATGGCGCATTAACAGCGTGTGGCATAATTCAAAAACGGAAGTTCCAGATGTAAATACTATTGTATTAGTTGAAAAAGAAGATGGTAGTATTTGGCAGTATAAAGTATTTGCAAAAAGTCAAATGCTGGGCTGGAAAAGATGGGCTTATATCAAAGACTTAATACCCAATGAGTAAGTGCCATTACATATACGATAAGCAAGCTGGCAAAGTCTTAATACCTTGTTGTTGGGCTGTTGTTTTAAGCAATGATATACGGGATTGTACTTGTAGGAATGAGGATCTTACGTTTGCTCAATTTGAACGTGAACGATATAACAAAGAACTTGAAAAGCGTAATTCTATCATAAAAGAGCTACAGAGCGAAAACAAGTATCTACATAAAGAACTAAAACGGCACGTTACTTTACTAAGTAAAAAGAAGTAGTATTTTATTTGTTATACTTAATAGAATAAACTATATTTGTATTATGAGAACTGACAAAGAGATTATAGAAACAATCGCTAAACTCGAAAGCAAGTTAGCAAATCCGAGAATGGCTATTCCTGAAAATGCCTCTGTAATAGAAGGCTATCAAAAAGCGATAGAGATCCTAAAGAATAAAACTGGTAACATAAGCAACGCCAAATTAGAGGCATTGAGCAGCGTACAAAGTCGTGCTATTGCTGCTTTGGCGATTGATTTTATTAATGGCGAGTGTCCTCAATATGTTTTGTTAGATGTGCCAATAAAATAAATCGTTATGAAATTACCGAAAGTTATTCATGTAGAATTGAGAGAGCCGTACAATGGAAAAAGACACTTCTATTTCGGCTCTATTGCTGCGATCTTTGACGAGCTTTCAGAGGAACAAATAGGTATCAAGAAAGAAAGTCTTTGGAACGTAGATCTAAGTCGGGTTGAGTATCAAAACAAGTATTGTACAATCCGTATGGGATTTATTAAGCGAAAAAAAACTTTTAGAGGTAATTTTAAAAAAGGAGGTAGTTTATGAAAAAAGAGAGGATAAGACATGAGTTCTGTATTCAATGTGGAGATCAATATGTGAGTGAATGGAGTGAGCCACAATTTACAAGCTATTACCTCAGTACATTTGATGATGTACACCTTTTCCGCTATAGAGAACTTGCAGAAAAAGAAGCTGTAAAATTCCCTGGATCCGAGATAAAAAAAATAAAGCAAACCATAATAACAGAGTTGGAGGAATAACAATGTTAGGTGCAATAATAGGTGACATTGTAGGCTCACGATTTGAGTTTAACAATACGGATAATTATAACTTTGAGTTGTTTACGGAAGAAAGCACTTTTACAGATGATACGATTTGTACTATTGCTATTGCGGACGCTATCAACAATGGGGAACACTACGAAGATACGTTACTGAAATGGTGTAGAAAATATCCAAACCCTAAAGGAGCATACGGAAACAGCTTTGCACGTTGGATAGCCTCAGATACACCACAACCATATAATAGCTTCGGTAACGGTTCTGCAATGAGGGTTAGCCCCGTAGCTTGGTTCTTTGACGACTTATATAGAGTGAAGAAAGAAGCGGAAGAAACCGCTATCGTAACCCATAACCACCCGGAAGGTATAAAAGGAGCTGTAGCGATTGCGCACGCTATTTACTATTTGCGCACTACCAAAAACCTATCCGGGCTTGAAAACGAAATGCAAACGTACTATCCTATGTTTATGATCGGAAACTATTACGCTGGGGTATTTGATGAAACTTGCCAGGGAACTGTACCTATTTGCTTGAAAATTATCATTTCCAGTAATTCTTTTGAGGATGCAATAAGGAAGGCTATTTCGTGGGGAGGTGATAGCGACACTATCGGTGCTATTGTAGGATCTATGGCAGCAGCTATCTATGAGATCCCTGAAGAAATAGTAGATCATGTATTCAATTTGTTGCCTACTGATATGCTTGATGTTATAGGTAACTTCTATCATAACTTAAACAATAAATAAGATGGCTGATAACTGGAACAAAGCCGGATTTTTTTCTGGCATAACGGAAGATTATTCAAATTACCATTGGTACAAAGGAGAAAAAGAGAATCCGTATAAAAGTGATACTTTTCACCCTTTGGCAGCTTCTTTTTGGGAGTATGAGAAGGAGTTTCATTATTCCTACTTGGATGCTTGCGACACAAAAAAGCCTTTAGATGAAGCGTACAAGGAATGGAAAGAGCAACTATTATCAGAGCATTTACCAGGTAAAAGCCCGAATCCAGAAGGAGATACAACCAACTGGGAAAAATCGTTTGAAACAGGTAAGAGGGAGGTGTAAAACCTTCCTCTTTTTTGTGTCGTGCCTAAATTAATAACATAAACGGATTAAATTTCTCACAAATAGAACTATATTTGCAGTTAGAAATAAAATATGAACTAATATAGCATTGGCTATTGTTGTGAGGATCAAGAAACGACCAATTTCATAAACAAACCTCAAAGTAACAATAAGCTAATGCCCATGCCGTGTAGCGTGGGCATTACTTTTGTATAGGTTTGTGAGCTTTGGTCGGCTTCTTGATCGTACAGGGTAAGCCCACGTTTTTTTGTGGGTTTATGGGTAGCCATTTTTAATGGATTATTAACCTATAAATTGCACGATATGAAAAATTTATTATTAAGTTTAGTTATTGTATTGTTGATAACTGGTTGTTCTGATAACGAAAATAATGTACCAGAATCAGGCAACAAGGGAAATGTAGAGAAAGCGATAGAGGCTATTTCTGATAAACAAACAGCAAAATCTATTATTGTATCTGGTGAGTTGACTAATGACGATTGGAATACTTTAAAAACGATTAATGAGGTATTGCCTTCTATTGAGAAAATAGTTTTGAGTGATACAAAAACAGTAAAAGGTGGTATCTTTGCCTATAATGATGGCATAGCATGGAATACAAATCAGTGGTTGAAATCATTTGAAGCCCCTAATGCAACGATTGTAGAAGATCGTGCTTTTATGTTTTGTGAAAATCTTATTAGTGTTAATTTACCACTCGTTGAAAAAATAGGTAAAGAATCGTTCCGGGTATGCGATAATCTTTCCAGTATATCACTTCCCAAATTGAAAACTTCTGATGATGAAGCCTTTGTTGCTTGTGATAAATTGGCAAAAATAGATATGCCAAAGCTAACAAACTTAGCAGATGAAATCTTTAGTGGTTGTGATTTGCTTGAAAAAGTTTCTTTTCCATGTGTTACCGAAATAGATTCTAAAGTTTTTTATTCTTGCGATAATTTAAAAGAAATAACATTGGGGGCACCCATGCCGATAACGACTAATATTATTTCTTTTGATGGGCTTAATACAGAGGATATAACTTTATATATTTGTGGCGCGAATTGGGATGAAGTTACTAAGCGATTTCATTGGAGAGGAATTGAGTGGTTCGATGTTGTTGAATTGAAATAGCATTTTTATGAGAGTACCGATTAAAGAGGCTCAAAAGCTGGGGATCGCTTACCAGGCTATAACAGAACGTGTACTATCTGCTATTTTAAATGGAGATAAGTTTGTAGAGTTATCCAAATTTGAATACCAAGAAGCCCTTAACCAGAAGTACGAGTATGAAGAGAAAGCAAAAGCTCTGAATAAATGTGCCAAATTAAATAATCGTGGTATTGCTTATGAGAGAGCTGGTAAAGTTAAATCAGCTATTAGGGTATATGAGGAAAATATAGAGTTGGGTTATCCTGCCCACCATGCTTTTAAAAGGCTCATGGTACTATATCATAAGGCTAAAGATTACGAAAATGAAGGAAGGGTTATTCATAAAGCCTTAGAGGTATTCGGATCATACCGAGAGTATGAGGATAGGCTTAATAAACTAAAAAAATACTTATAAAGCGGTGTTTATATACACCAAAATCATTATAACACAGAACTTTATAAATAAAATGTTTGCCAATATCGAACTAAAGCACTATGTTTGTAGTGCGTTACATTTAGAGTAGGTAGGGAAGCCTGCCAAACATGTTGCCAGGTATTTTTTGTGCTTGACCTCGCCTATATAATATAGCGGTTTTCATACCCCCGTGTGGAGCGTTAATGCGCCCACTGCCTACTCTGGTGTAACGCAACGGGAAAGGTGAAAACCGTTTTTTTCACCGCTACAAACTTTTAATAAAATGCGTAACCAGAGTAAAAGTTTGTCTGCGAATAACAGTACCAGCCAAACGAGTAACACTCACTTAACGAGTGAATCTAATCCTGCCAAGCTTCCTTCTTATGTAGCAAAAGAAGTAGCCCGGTTTATCAATGAGAAAAAGTTAGTTCCTTACTCCATGCTCGTAGAAAAGAACGAGATCATAGAGCGATTAAACAGAGAGATAGGACGGCTTACAGCTCAATTAGAAATGCAAACAAGAACAAAGGAGGCTATTTATGGATAATCAGGTGTTTCAATACAACGGTAGCCCTATCACATTCCAGATAGGAAGGGTTACAATGGTAAATGCTACGCAAATGGCTAAGCCGTTTGATAATGCTAAACGTCCTCAGTTTTGGCTTAACAATCAACAAACGAATGAATTTTTAAGAGCTTTATCCAAAGCAAGAAATCTTGCTTTGGCTGATTTAGTGAGAGTTACAAAAGGCGGTAACAATCCTGGCACATGGTTTCACGAAGATGTAGCTTTGGAGTTTGCCCGTTGGCTCAGTCCTCAGTTTGCTATTTGGTGCAATGATCGGATAAAGGAGTTAATGAGGTATGGAATGACTGCAACCACACAAACCATTGATTCCATATTAGCCGATCCCGAAAATGCCATAAAGCTATTAACGGCTTTGAAGGATGAGCGTAGAAAGGTGAAGGATCTGGAGGTACGAAATAAGGCTTATGAGGTGCAACACCGTAAATTACTAAAGGAGAATTTTAAGCAAATGGAGCGACTGGAGGCACAAGCCCCAAAAGTTGAGTATGCCGATAACATTTTGCTCAGTGAACGTACTTATACTACCACTGAAATAGCCAAATTATTAAATATGAGTGCTTGCAAATTGAATCGTTTGCTTTCAGAAAAAGGAGTGCTTTATAGACAACAAAACCAGTGGTTACTATCCCCAGCGTTTCATACCAAAGGTTACATCACGACAAAAGCACTTTGTTACAACAAAAAGGACGGTAGAATAAGCAATATGTTCACAACTGTTTGGACGGATGCCGGAAAACGCTTTATTTGCAATCTGATAGGGGATAATAATATGTTTTCATCTGTTGAGAGCTGATGATAGCTGCTTTAGGCAGTTCAGAGCCATTGCCAGCGTTGGTAATGGCTCTTTCTTATATCTCTTCCAGCTCAACTACCCAGCCTTTTCCAAAGCCGTATTTTCGTGTTTCTTCCTGATAAACATTCAGCACCTTAAAACGGGATCCGGCACGAAACACAATTTCATCTTCACTTGCATAATGGGAAATGGCTTTTACATCTACACCCTTCTTACTTTTGATAACCAGCATTAGATTATCTCCAAAGATAGCAGTTCTATCAATATTGGTAGTAGAGGACATGAAGGCTTTGTTTACATAGGGTTGCCCGGATGATAGACACGCTTTCATTTCTTGAATATACTTATCCAGCTTCATAGCGTCAAAGCTGATACCAGAGAATACAGTACCATTATAGCGAGGCATTTTTTCTAAGGCAGCATTACAAGCCGGATAATATTTTTGGCATAATCCCCCATAATCTTGTATTTTGCCAAAGTACGGATCTACAATACCATAACCGTAATTATTACACCACTTGGAGCCGTATGTATAGCGGTTTATCAAAGCAAGCTCATCTACGGATATACCCGTTTTTTTGCTATAACGCTCCATTGCTCCAGCTTCACTACTATAGTTCTGCCAGCGTCCACCGATGGCGTTATTAGCACTATGATTAACTGGCGCATTTATATACTCTTCCAGTGCTTTTTTTGCCAATTCCTCAGTTTCTCCATTCAGCTTAACCAGCTTGCCTTGTTTTGACACATATTTTAAAGCCAACTCCTTTTTATAATCAGCAAGCCGGACATAACAGGCACTTACTTCACTATTCCACTGACTGCCGTATAGATCCATAGCCTTATCATATTCAGATTGGAGCCTTGCTATTTCCAGCTTTTCTTTTTCTGTTGCGTAAAGATCCAAAGTAGATCCGTCCGCACCTTGTTTAACCAGCTTTGCGAGCCGAGCCTTTTCTATCTCTTGTATTTTGGCAGTCGCTTTTGCTGTCAAGGCTTGTATCTCATTTGCAGTTGCTTCATTGGCTATAGCCTCATTCAGTTCTGCCAGAATCGAATTTAACGGTTTACTCTTGCTTTTATAGTTCAAAATAGGCTTGGCAGCATTTACGGCTTGCTGGTATTGAAATTTTGCCTCAACTATAGCCAGCTCTTTTTTAAGCATTTTCACCATTTCGGGAGAAGTCGGGAATTTATTCTTTTCCTCAACCCAATTAGCTTCAAACTTTAGCTTCTTGATTTGGTACTCCAAATCACCAGTAGAGATTTTGGCTTTGAATGAATCGAAAGCCTCATATAGCTTTTGTACGTTTTCTTCCCCATATTGAGCAACCAGCCCTTTGTAGTGTTTTTGCTCAGGTGTGAGAGGATGCAAGATTTCTTCTATATCCGTATAGTTATCCTTGACGAAATAGGGTAGAGTGCCTTTTGTTTTGGCTTCATTCATGCGATCTTCGTTATCCTTTACCCATTGCACAAATTCATCTGGAAACTCCGTTATTTGCCCTTTCTTGCTTATTTCTTCATCTTCTCCAGCCAGGATCTTGTTAAGCATATCCTCTATATCATCTTCACCAGCTAAAATAGGGATCATGTAGCACCGACAATTCGGATGCCAACCAGTCCATTTAAACGTTTTGGGATATTTGCCAGCAAGCTCATCGCAAATATCATGGCATGGGTGGTTGTTTGACAGCTTGATTTCATAGCCAATTATAAAATCTAATTGCCCCCATCGTTCAAAATCAGCAGTTCTGTAGGCTATATTGGTTTCTGTACGTGCCAAACGTTGGGCATTACGGTATGAAGATCTATATACACCACGTCCAGGATGATATTTCTTTGGGTTATCATCTACCCATTTATAACTTTCGGTTTCTTTATCATATACCCTACGTTTCCATACACGACCATACACAGTATTTCCGTTTTCATCCTCACCGACCTTTATTCTGAATCTTCTGTAAAAGCGATCAGGATCTTGTAGGTAGGTCTGTATTTTGGAAGCTAACTTGTTGGCTCCTGTACCCTCTCCTATAGCCAAATCCAAGCAGTTTTCAAGCTCTTCTTTAAATTGTCCTGTGTACCTCCATACCTTTTGCGATAGGCTTAGCCCTTCTTCTCCAGTTTTCCGAGCAAAGAAAGCGTCCATAGCCTCCATATTGCGCTTAAAGAATCGGGCAAAGTGGTTATCATTGATAGAGTTTTCACCGAACACACTTTTTACCAGCTCATCGTTATGTTGGTTGGAAAGCAGCCATTCATTTTGCACGTCATTCCTTATTTCTTGATACAAACGGCTGTACATTTCTCTAAATATGGCTGTAGCCTCATCACTATAGCCATATTCGGAGAAAGAGAACGGTTTACCTTCTTCCAACTCCGTACCTTTTACCAGGTTAATAATCTGGAGTAAGTAGTTTTGATAAATCGCACGTACATTAGCTGCGTACCCTTCTGTACGTTTAAACAGCTCTTTTTGTAGCTGCGTGGAATTGACGTATTTAGTTTTTGCCATTGCGCTTTAACTCAAAGTGTTCACAGTGATCTTTGTTTAAGAATTTAGAGTATTTGAAGAAAGGACACCGACAAAGGAAGAACTCACCTTTATAATCCTTCTCGTGCCAGTCGTAAGAGTGCTTGCAATCCCTACAATGGTACTTTGTTTCTGATGGTTTTACTTTATTTGCCATTATTCACCTCCACCGAACACATCTATTCTGTTTAACTCCTGCTGTTTAGCTATGGCTTCTAAATCTTCCTGCTTCAAACGCTCAATTTCCGTTTTTGCATCTTTGATAAGGTAGCTCATTTCCACATAAGTTTGTCGGCTTATCGCTCCATCGTTATACTGCTTTGATATATCAGCAAGAATATCGCTCACATCTTCACCGAATGGTTCTTGAAACTCATGCCCTAACTGTAATGCTTCATATTCGGCTTTGTGTTGGTAGTCCAAAACATTACCAAGAATAGCACGTAGCAAATTACCCGTTCTATTCATGTAATTATCGTGGGTTTCCTTTCGTTTCTCAGCCTTAATCACTGCAAGCAGCATTACTTTTCTGATAGCTTTAGCAGACAGATTGCCCAAACTCTTCATATTGTCAAAATCTATGTTAGGAGTAAAAGATTTTGAAAGAATATGCTTATCCAGCCGTTCGTATTCATTTGCCTTGCTTTGTGAAGCCTGATCCCATGTAAGATATTCAACCTTGCCACCCTCCTTTAGAATGAATAGTTTTGCCTCTTCTTCTGCTTTAGGCAAGCTGTTAAGCACTTCTGCGGTTGCTACCATTGCCGGGTTAGCAAATCTATCATTTACATCTGCATCTGTTGATTCCATGCTTTCTACACGGTGTATCATGGGCTGTGTTCCTTCATGCTCTAACTCTTGTTCAAAGAGGATAACGGGAATTTTCCCTATCACATTAGGGATTGCCTTCACTTCCCAACCTACACTAACACGCTTACAGTAGTAAACCGTATCATCTTTGTAAATATCCACATGGTAGATGCTCCGATTGCCGGATTCATTCAGATAATACCCCCAAGCAAAAGCAGTCATACGCTTATACTGATCTTTGATAAGGTAAATATCATCACCGTTTTGTTTAGATAACACATTCAATAATACATCTGGTTTTCCTTCTTTATTTCGGAACACATGAAATAGCATAGCGGAAGTACCCTCAGCACCAGCAACACGTTTAGCCTCTCTTACATTGGCGTTGAAGCGTAAATGCTCCAGCAGTTTTATATATTGCTCAAAAGCATAATCAGTACCTTTGCTTCTTTGCGTCCATTTTACGGGTCTACCATATAAGAAAACAAGCGCAATTTCATTGATGAAAGACTGATAGGGGATAGGAATTTTCCAACGCTTTTGCCATCTAAGAAAATTCCCTTTCTTATCATAAACGGCTTTATCCTGCCTTTTCATAACCTCATGGTTTTCTACCTTGTACTCCAGCAAGGCTTTTTCAGCAAAGCCGGAGCGATCTTGCATATAGTTTAAGGCTCTTGAAATATCCTTAGCCTCCAACAAAGCTGTAAAATTCTGTTGATAACCTACAGCAGCTTTTACCTCATTCTTGATAACATTAAAAAATCCCATAATTCAAATTTTTAAATAACTCCTAATCTTGCTTCTATATCATCTGGTATATCATACTCGTTATAGTCAAACCAACAGCGCATTAAAAACACATCTCGCCAGTCTGGAGAACATCTAATTTCCTGCTTGATTTCCTCTTTCGGTTTTAGCTTTAATTTGCCTTCTCCGTCCACATCCCATGTTTGCAACTGCTCCAGTTCAAGGATAATTTGCTCTTTGTCTGCCGAGCTTAACAGTTCCTCATTGATCCCAATCTCTGAGGCGTTTATGTGTTCTGCCAGCTTGTAACCGCATTGTGTTTGCAAGTTCTGGTAGTTCTCATCCTTTAAAGCACGACTGTTATTTACAAAGCCTTGTATGTCGCAATTATCCACCACGCCACCGCCTACACCGTCCTCATCAGCGATACACCGCCATTTAGGTATTCTGTATTTTTTCTGGAAGTGTTGAATACATTTCTGTATGTCCGTAGTTTTACTTAGTGGAAAGCATTTTAAGTCTATGATCGTATAACCATCCCAAACGCAAATCCGGGCGTAATCGGATCCAAATCGGGCTATATCTGCTGTTATATAGTTCTTCCCAGTGGTTATTGATAGCAGATTATTAAAAATGGCTGTAATCGCATCGTGAGAACAAAGCGCATTGGGGTTGTCGTCATACTCCCAATTACCTTTTAGCAAACGCTCTCTTTTAACCTTATCTTTGGTTGTTCTCAAACCTTCTATGTAGTCTGGATCTATGAAGGGGTTTTCTTGTACCAAACAACCCAGATAGTACATATACTCAGGTAATATACCTTTCTTGAATGGAGTGTAAAAGGTATCATACATCCAGTTCTTTTTAGGGTTACACGTGATAAACAACTTTCGTTTTAGCCCTAACTCATTATTCAAGTGGCGACCTACACGAGTTTTAAGAGTGTCATAAGCACCGAAGTTTACTTCTCCACCTTCTTCTATCCAACCGCCAGTATATTCTATAGATCCGTATCTTTCATAAAAAGGATCTCCAGGCTTATACATCAAATCCAGCAAATCTATACGGGATCCGTTGTAAAACTCTATATAGTTATACTGCCCATTGTATTTGTACAAAGTATCTTCTACTCCGTATTGGTTACAAACCTTATAGAAAGTTATTAAGGTAGATTGGGTAATACGCTTTAACTCAGCTCGACCAATAAACCATTTGGAACATGGATAACAAAGGCACATAAAAAGAAGCCAGGCAGCACCAGTCCACGACTTAGCACCACCAGCACCACCACCATACAAAAACTCTGCGTGCTCATTGTCTGTAAGGATCTGCAAAGCCTTTTCCTGCTTTTCGTGCTTCTTTCCATCCTTAACAGTAATGAAGTCAAAACAGCCACGTTTAAACAGCTCTATTTTGACTGCAAGAGCCATTGGTATTTGTATGTTTTTATTTTTTGCCATTCATCTTTTCTAATAGTCCATGATAAACCAAAAGATCTTCGGTTGAAAGTTTGGATAGATCCGGCTCCAGTCCACCAGACACATTAGCGTTTATATCCCCTTCTATCGGTTGGGCTGCTTTGCCAAAAATTCTATCGAATATCATTTCAACCGTTGAAGTCCGACCAAAGCGAATATCTGTGAAGATTGCACTGATAATATTACACACCCAAATAGGAGTAGTGCTATCTTCTCTGTTTGCGTCAGCCATGATTTTATTTAGCTCTCCTTTGGAGCGTTCAAGAAGAAACCGAATTGTTTTATAATAGTCCTCTTTGCTCAGCTCATAATCTACTTTTTTACCTGTAAGCTCTTTGAGCTGTTTATACATTGAGGGCTTCCGACCATTTTTCTTTGGCTGGTTTTCGCTTGTGAATCTATTCCCTATGTTATTGCCTTTCTCAAAGAGTGCCATTCCGTTGTTTATTCGTTGTTTTTGGCGTATATATACACCAATTAAAGAAAGAAAAAATCAGATAGGAACTCCCACCTGATTAATTCTTTACCTGGTTAATTTATCATTGTTCCTTTTGTTCCTGCTCTTGGTACTTTGCCCAAAACCAGGCTATCATATCACCGTTGTAGTTGTCTATGTAATCATCTACAGCGTCCAACTCATCCGATAATGCTTCGGCTTTGTCTATTACGTCATTGAAGGCTTCTTGTTCTTCTTCCGTAGCCATAAACGGATCATACTTTTCATTTAGCTGCTTTTGAATAAGCTGCTTTTGCAAATCGGTTAATTCTATTTTATCCATAGCTCAATATTTTATTGCATTTTCCGCAAATATACGTTATAATTTATACTTCTTGATTATATCTTTAGCTGCTTTTGTGTACTTATCTGCCTTACCATGAACGGCTTTTGTACATACTTCTGCCCAGAACTCGTTTACATTGGTTTTGGCATATTTACCATAACCTTGTTTCGACTTATCATTACCCCATTTCTTATAAAGGCTGTTTATGCTTTTACTTGCTGCCTTTGCATTGGGGCTTGTTAAATGGTTGTTCCAAGTTGCGTGCGCCAGCTCGTGAGTAACAATATGTGCTACTGGCTTGTTGGTTTTCGTCAAGTGTCCGCTTTTGTAGCCTTTTTCAGCCCATTTAGCAACGCTTTGGGTTGTGGTGTTTTTCCCATTGAAAACGGATTTATTCAAAACGACTTGTTTAGGTGAGTTCTATCAATTCAATTTATCCTCTTGTATCAGACAGCAGAACTCTTTA